AGACTTTCTTGTTAACCAGTACGTCCCTCTCACAATACTCCACCATCTCTGGTGAGAATGTACCGTAGTCTGTGAAGTCTATCTTAGGTAGGCCCACTCTATAACCCCAAGACTCTAGGCCGTGGTTGCCTTCTCTGATTGGATTGAATAAGCGTGACAGGACAAGAGTATCTATTAAAGGTTTGTTAGACAAATCAACACCCGTTAGATTCTTTACAACTGGAATATCAAACCCAATTATATTATGCCCAACTAACTTGTCAGCATCCTTCAGTATTTCAAGACCTTCTTCTAGGCTGTCGCCATAGTAAGAGTTCAATTCTTCTGTATGAATATCACATGTACTAATACACCAGATTTTAGTAGCGTCTAGCCCATCAGTTTCTATGTCAAAAACTAAAGAACTCATAGTTCATCTCCATCGTATTGATAATCTTCTGCATCTACTTCACTGAGTCTACCTGTCTCCTGATTGTATAGCAAGTGAGTAGCTATCCCCACATCACCAGTATACCTAGATTTTAAAACTCTTACGTGAGTAGTCTGCGATTCAATAGCATCATCAGACTGTTGGTTACGCTCTAAAGCTATGACGCAATCAGACAACTGAGCGATAGATTGAGAGCCTCTGAGGTGGTTAAGACCCACAGTAACCCCGTTCTCGTGTCCTCTGTTGCCCTCTACCCTACGCAAATGGGAGACTAGTATCATCCCAACCCCTGTTTCTTCAACGATGCAGCGTAGCTTAGTCATAATGCTATCAATAGTACGGCGCTCGTCACCCTCTGTTGAGGAGGACACAAGCATATGTAAGTGGTCAACGACCACCCACTTGCAGTCACAGCCTATAATCATAAACCTAATCTTACTGAAGATTTCATCTATATCATTAGCGCCAAAGTGAGCATGTATCCACACCCTGCCGTTGTCGTATATCTTACTATAGATTTCATCCAAGTATTTCTGATCATAGCTATCTCTGATATGGTCTACATACAGTCTGTCATTCGCCTCTATAGACATGAGACAGTCAAGAGTTCTAAGGTCATGCTCTTCAAGAGCCACGATGCCTATGTTATCTTCTGTATTATTGATCAACCAGTGTTCTAGTTCTCTAGTGATAGAGGATTTGCCAAGACCTGTGCCGCCTGTCAGAGTCATCAACTCTCCCTGTCTCAAGCCATACAGTTTCTTATTCAACCCCTCCCAAGGATAGGGAACTGAGTCTTTCTTTTCTCTATTAAAGTATTTATCTTTTAAGTCTTTAGCATTGACAACACCACTGGGTGTATAAATCTTAGCGTTCCACCATGCTGTGACATAGCCATGCTTGTTGCCCTTCTTGATCATGTCGTTAGCATCTTTAAAATCATCTGCAAGATGCACTATCTTTGCTTTGCCCGGAGTCAAGAGCATCGCCACTTTTTTAGCTGCATCTTTTCCGGGCTTATCATTATCAAAGTTAATGACTACGCATTGAAACTTCTCAAGAAATTCTATTGAGTTCTTTACATCCTTAACAGCCGCCGCAGCCCCATTCTTTATAGAGACTACAGGCCACTTGGAACCTAGCATTTCATAAGAAGCCATTGCGTCACACTCACCCTCAACAATGGTTATATACTTACCTCCTGATTGGAATAGCTGCTCACCAAACAAGCCGCTGCCCTGTCCACTACCTTTCCATGTGAACATTTTATTTTGTTCTCTTACTTTGTAACCTACAATTTCATTAGCTACATAGTAAGGATACAGATGCTTAATGATCTGCCCCTTAGAATCCTTTACAGCTTTGACACCATACTTCTTAGCTGAGTCTAAGGATATACCCCTATCTGTTAAGGCTAGAAACTCTCCTTCTGCATTGTTCATAGCATTATTTCTATAGGGTTGTATGTCTACAGGTTTAGATACACTAAGCGGCGCATCACATTCTTTATCATAATCTTTCATAGTCGTAGAACAACTAAAGCAATAAGCAGAACGATCTTCGTGCATTGATACTGGATCGCTTCCTCCACATTTAGGACATGGTAAGTTAAACTTAACAAATTCTTTGTGTTTAAAATCAGGCATACTAATCCTCGTAGTTAATAGTATAGTCAGGCGCTTTCATATACGCTTCGTTTATATCAGGAGTTGAGGGGTCATCAGGTTTGTACTGCCCCGATGTTGTTCGCGCTCTTACAAGCTTAACTTTATTTTCTTCTGTACATTCAATCTCTAGAATGGCTGAGTGCATAGCTGCTATAGCTTCCTTTCTTATGACCATCTGATCAGTCAAATCTTTCAGCTCCGCTATGGCTCTCTGAGCTATTGAATATTTTAGTTGCCCATCAGTACTGAAAAGGGAGACATCATAATCCCCCTCCCCAGTCCGAAAGATAACTGTATCTTCTTCCGGAGTTCTGATCATAACTCATCGTCCTCTGCTAGTGATTCTTCTACATCAAACTCATCGCCTGCTTGATTGAAGGAGACAAGATCAAGAATCTGTACAGCCTGTAGGTCAAGACCGCGAAAGGTTTCGCCTTGTCTTACAACTTCCCACTCTTTGTACTGGACTTTACCTATAGTCCCATTACCTACAGACACATCTACTTCGTTCTTAGCCTTATCAAAAAGCTTAGGTGCTGCCCTTGTCATTCCATTAGGGCCGCCGACTTTACGCTTGATAACAATTGCTGGGCCTTCGTCCATTTCTTTGATACGGAAACCTCTCTGTTTAAAATCAGTAGCAGTCTCCTCATCTAGAATAACATTGACAGAATACACCGGCTCGTAAGTAGTGTTAGGGTTAGTGATTGATGCCCAGTAAAGTGGGCCTTGTAGTACTGACATAGTATACCTCCAAAGGTATGTTATTAATAATAAGTTTATAAACGATTAAGTCTTTATTGCACACTGCTTTGTCCAACTATCTAGTATATATCTCAAGCCTTGTGACTTAGTTAACTTGATTCCAAGATCATTAGACAGTGAAGATACAGCATCGCTAAGTTGCGTTGCATTTTCTCTACTGATTGTGATATTAACTACTGTGTTACGCTGACTTAATTTAGCCTTCTTAGCGTTATCAAACCTCTCTATTTTTTCTGCGTCTGTGAGATGCAAAGGAGGTCTTCCAAGTGTATTACCTCTGATTCCTTCTGTCATAATCTTTCCTCTTATTTAAATTTACTTACAGTTAAATAACATCCTTGTCTGGTTTTCCTTTAACTAATCTAAGTATAACCTAGACTTGTTAAATTTGCTAGTACTATGGTTCAAAATTTTCATAGTGATAAACGATTAACATAATAGCCTGTATATATTCTGCATCATTTTTATTATCCCATGCAACACCTGCTACATCGTCAAGTATGCTTTTTAAATCTTTATAAGTCTCTATAGTAATCATTATTTTTCCTTAGTTAGTTCTTCAGATATTAGTCTATCTCTTTCTGAGTCAGCCATAAACTCAGCCCATTCCTGCTTGTATTCTGCTGAGTTTCTGTAGTCTTCTTCAGACTCTAGCATATATTCTTCTAAGTCTACTGTTACTCTGTCTCTTGCAATCATTACTTTCTTCCTTTTGCTTTACCTAAAGCCACTTGTCTTTTAGTACTCTTTTCTTTTGCACCAAATGTACAGGGAGTACAGTGTTGTATCTGACCTCCAGAATTTATATAAGCTTGCACATGCTGACCTATGTTTTCTTTTAATTCTATTCTTTTTTCTACGGACATTACATCTTTTATTGTTCTCTTTCTAAACATAAATGCTTCGTTTGTACTATGCATTGTCTTGCTCCTTAGACAGATATACTGTCTGCTCTTTGTCTATGTTGCCGCAGTGAGGACATGCTTTTACAATTGGCAGCATTACATTTTCAGGAAAAGTGCCTTCACAGATTAAACAATGTATCTCTTCTAGTTCTTGTATGCTCATTGTCTTGCTCCTATAATTAAAAACGGGGGGCTTTTACACCCTTTTTGTATGCTCGTAGAGCGTCTAATATATAGTCTTCTAACACATCCCAATCAAGGGGGGTGTCACATTTACTATTTATAACAGCATTCCCATTTGAATGATCAATTGCTGCTTCTTCTTTTATCCAGTTGTATATATAGTTTGCTTTAATGTCTAACATTAGCCTTGCTCCTCTATTTAAAAAGAGGGGGCTTTTACACCCCCTAAAGTTACTACACCATGTAAGTTATGCTGCTATAAAGTAAGGAGTGTCAAGAACTTTCTGTATTACAGCCGACCTTCTGTGCTGAATACCTGCCAC